AATGCCATATAATGACATAGCAAACTCAGCAACTGGAAACCAGTCAGGAACTTTTCAGAACTATTCAGTGCCAAGTATGATAACAGATAGTGGAACAACTAATGAAACTATTTGGAATAATACAAAAGCAAGTTCGTATCTTGGTTATTACAAAACAATACCAGAACTGAAAATTGCGATTGATGCAAAGGCAAGATGGGCTATCGGTAAAGGATTTATTGCAAGTGAATTAACAACTTTAATTCTTTCAACAATTAAAGGATTTGGAAAAGATTGTTTTAATATAATTCTTGAAAATATGATTAAAGAGTATAACATATACGGAGATGCTTTTGCTGAAATAATAAGAAATGATGGGCAATTAATTAACCTTAAACCATTAGACCCAAGCAAAGTATGGATAATTGCAAATTCTAAAGGAATAATCAAACGATATGATTATATGATGGCTAATGGAAAAGTTAAAGAAATAGACCCAGAAAATATGTTTCATTTAGCCAGAGGAAGAATAGCAGATGAAATTCACGGAATTAGTATAATTGATGCTTGTGAAGGGATAATCTTAGCAAGAAATGAAGCAATGGCTGATTATAAAAAACTATTGCATAGAAATGTATATCCAGTCAGAATTTGGCATTTAGATACAGACAATGCAACTAAGATTGCAAACTTCAAAGCAAAGGTTGCAAACTCTAAATATCTTGGTGAAGATATATTCATTCCAAAAGATGCAGTTACTACTGAATTAGCAACAGTTCCAGCAGGTTCAACACTTAATCCACTTCCTTGGATAGCATTATTAAATGAATATTTCTATCAAGCAGTAGGAGTTCCACAAATTATAATTGGTGGAAGTCAAGAATTTAATCAGACAGCAGCACAAATCGCTTATTTAGCATTTGAGCAGACTATTGAAGAAGAACAATTATACATAGAAGAACAAGTCTTATATCAATTAAATCTTGAAATAAATTTAGAGTTCCCAGCAAGTCTACAAAACAATATGATTTCTGATGAAAAGAAAGATGGAACAGTTGAACAGCAATTAAATCAACCAAGTAATATAGCACCAAATCAAGGAATGAACGGAGGAAAAATATGAATAAAGTAATTAAATGGCTAATAAATGCTGCAATTCTTGTAGGGTCATTCACATTAGGATGGGTATTAGCAAGTTTTATAGGAATAAAATGCAGTATAGGAATATAAAATGAGTATACTAAGTTCAATAGGTAGTGCAATTAGTTCAGCAGTAAGTGCAGTTGGGAATGCTTTAGGATTAGGTGGAAGTTCAAGTACAGGTACATCATCAAGTACAGGTGGTACAACATCATATCAAGGAAGTAGTTTACAAAGTGCATTAAGTAATGCAGGTGTAAATACAAGTACAAGTTCTTTTGGAAGCAGTAGTTCAGGTGGAGGTTCTTATAATTCATCAACAGGTACATATACAGATAGTTCAGGACAAAGTTTTAGTACAGCATCAGCACCTAAAGGAGCAACAATTACAGGTAATGGCTCTTATGGTGGTGGATTAAATGCAAATAGTGTAGGAAGTAAACCATTAAATGTAAGTATGAAGAATCAAACCCAATCTATAAATAATCAATCTGTTCAATTAAATTCATTAGATTATGTAAAAATAGCAGGTCAGCAATTAGCAGCAGGTAATATTTCAGATGCTTTTAATAGTCTTTTAAAAGGTGTTCAAGCACCTTATGCACCAAAAGCAGAGAATGAAGCAGCATTGAGTCAATTAGCAAGTATAGGTATGTTAGCATTACCAGTTGGAGGACCAGCAGGAGAAATAGCAGCAGGTGCTGAAGGATTATTAGGAAAATCTGTAGCAGAAATAGAATCAATGGCTAAAACAGCAGGAACAATGGAAACATTAGGTAAGTTAGCTATGACAGAAGGTGGACCAAAAGTAATAGCAAGCACTATTCCAGAAGCAGCAGGTGTTGTTAAATCAGCACCAGAAGTTGGTGAACTTGCAACAAATACAAAAAATACAGAGACAGGAATTAAAGCTATAAAGAATATATTATTTGGTTCAGCAAAAAAGACAACAGGTACATTAGCAGTAGGAGGAATTATATATGCTATGACTGGTGGGAAAGCAGCAGATAATGCAATAACTGATTATATTAAAGATAGTAGTGCATTAATTGTTAATCTAAGAGACAAAGGATTAAATGATGCAGCAGATTCTTTGGCAGCAAGTAATAAAGATTTAAGAGATGGATTTGATTTAATTCTTCCATGGATACCAATTATAGGTATGCTTGAATTGAAGAAGGTTAATAATTATAGAGACATGTTAACAGAAGCTCAAAGTGAATATACAACTAAAGTAAATGAAGATAATAAATTTGCAGCAGATACAAATTTGAAAGTTAGAATGGGATTTGATGTAAGTGTTGATGATTTGTTAAGAGCAGCTCAAATAGACCCAAATGGTGCTGCAGCAAAAGCATTAGCAGAAATGATGCAAGCAATAAATAATCCTCAGCCAATACAATTACCTTATGAACCTCCTTATGAACCACCAGTAGAACAACCAGTAGAAAGTCCGCCTACAATTAATGAGGGTGGAAGTACATTAGGATTTGGATTGCTTCATACAGGCGGAGTAAATCAACCTGCAAGTAAAAATAGTTTAAGCCAAGCATTATATAGTAAAAACTATAATGATTTAACAGCAGAAGAAAAAGCTTATGTAGATGACCAGATGAAAACTGCTGGTTCAGGAGAAGGAGTATCAAATCCTTTAGACGAGATTGCTATGTATCTATTCAATAAACTCTATGCAGATTTGACAACAGAGCAACAAGATACTGTAAATAAATGGTAAATCAAATAACACAGCTAAGTAGAGATATAACTGAAATTAAAGTTGGAATTGCGAGGATAGAAGAACATATCAAATCAATTTCAGATAATACAAGACAGAATTGCACTGATATTGCAATTCTTCAGAAATTTAATTATAAATTAATAGGTGCAGCAGCAGTGATATTCTTTCTTATGGATTTAGCAATTAAAGCAATCTTCAAAACATAAAGATTTATATACTACTTTAGTATTATTATAATATGGAAAATAAACAACCAATTAAATCTGTTCCAGTAGCTCAACCAGCAGAAATATCTACGATAGAGAGAGCAGAAAATGCAGCTAAAGCTATGAGAGAAGCAAATGACTTATTTGTTCAGTCTCTTGAAAGAGCAGAAAAGCTAAGAGCAAGAGAAATTCTTGGTGGAAATACTACAGCAGGGCAAGTTCCAGTTGAAGTTATTGAAACTCCACAAGAGTATGCTAAGAAAGTAATGAGAGGACAACTATGACTGACGAACTTGATGTAAAGATTGGAACAGAAGACGAGAAACTATGGACAGGTGTAAGAGATGAAGCATTATTACTAATTAAACAATCTGAAAATAACTTAAAAATACAGAAAGAACTTCTTAAAATAGCTGAAATAAAAATTAAAGAAGAAAAGATAGATTTAAATAGTAGTTCTGACAACATATAATATGGCAAATGAAGTAGCAGTATTAATTTTTGAAACAGAGATTCCAATAATGATGACAGTGAGCGATGCTGTTGCAATACCAAAAGGAACTTTACTTGCCCTTTCTGACCCATTTACAGTCGCTGCTACAAATGCAGACAATGATTTGTTCGGTGGGATTGCAGGTGAAGAAAAAATAGCAAATGATGGAAAGACTAAAATTAAAGTATACAGACACGGTATTTTCAAGGTGACTTCAGGTGGAAGTACAATAGGAAAGAAACAGGTTATTTCTGGATTAAACACAGTTGTTGATTACACAACTCTTGATGATGAACAAGGTCGTGTATTTGGACAAGCATTGGAAACAGCAGCTAACGGTGAGTTCTTCTTGATGGAACTTGGGAGTGCATAATGACAGCATATAATTCAGCAACACAATACATTCGTGGAATAGAAATAGACAAATTAGCTAAAGGATTTGCTGATGAACAAAATGTATTTAAACAATTTATTACAGTAAGCACTACAGGTGCAAGAGAGATAAGATGGTATCAAAAGACTTCTGGTTTTTTAGATAGCACAGATACTACAGCAATAACTGCAAGTCAAATTGCTAATGTTTCATTTGGTTCAAGACCAGTTGTAGTTGAACAATCTTGGACAAGAAATTCAAGTTATATAAGAAAATACTTTGTAGAGTCACCTTGGTTATCTGAAGAAGATATAAAAGATTGTGATATAGATATTCTTGGAACAAATGTAAGAGATTTAGTAAGAGCAGTAGAAAGACAAGTAGATGCGAGAATTTATAATCAATTAAGCACAGCAACAGGAGTCCAAACAGCAGCAGCAACAGCAGATGGTTGGGATGATGCAGCTACTGGTAATCCAATACTTGATATTCTTAATGCAAAACAACTTATTAGAACATACGGATATAACCCAGAAGGAGCAGTATTAGCTATAAATCCAATAGAACATAAAAATCTAATTAATTATTTAATAACTGTTAAAGGTTCAAGTATTCCAGCTTTTGCTTCTCAAAAAATTGAGAGTGGAGTAGTTATGGAAATACTTGGATTAAAAGTTGTAGTTAGTGAAAACTGCACAACTGACCAAGCATTAATATTCTGTAGGGAAGCAGCTACTTGGAAAAGCTTTACTCCTATAACTACTGCAATAGTAGAAGATATGGGTATTGGAAAGAAAATAAGAGTTTGGGAAGAAGGAGAAATACTTGTTCACGACCCAAAGGCTTGTTTCTTAATAACTGATACGGTGGTGTAAAATGGCTTTAGTTTGTAGTTCTGGTGGAGTCCGAGACAAAGGTTCTACTTCTGAATTTGCAGTTACTTCTTATACTGAAGACCTTTCTTTAGCAAGTAATGAAGCAGGAGCAGCTAATGTTGCAGCAGTGTTAGGCACATTGATTAAAGTTCTAATTGAAAACGGAACAATAAATGGGAGTGTTAATTCTTAATGGCATTTACAATAGTAGGCGATGCAGCAGTAATAAGTGGAGATTGTGCTAATAGCCGATGTGCAGCAGTGTTTACTGGTGGAAACACAGATGATTATTATCAAGTAGATGCTCTTGCAGCAGCAAGAACAGCAGCAAACGATACAGTAGGCACTATAATTGCTTGGATTAATACAGGAGATATAACTTCAACTGGAACAATACTTGGATTTGGAGACAAGAATGTAGTTGAGTTCATTGATTTCTCACTTGAAGCAGGAAAATTAGCAAGCAGATGCACAGATGCTACAACAGCTCAATATGTAAGTGTAACAAGTAATGTAGTAGTTTCAGCACATAAATGGTATCACGTAGCAATGGTTCAAGCAGCAGATGGAGTAGGAATAAAATTCTATGTAAATGGAGTAAGAGTAGCAAGTTCTAACACTACAACAACTGATGTCAATGAATGGTTTAACAATCTTGATGGAGTAGACAGTGGAAGAATTGGTGCAAGTAACAAGGCAGGAGATGACTCTGTAACAAATGAGTTTGTTGGAGCAATATCTGATTTAAAATATTATAATACAGCTTTGACTGAACAAAATATTCTTGATGATTATCACGGAGCTCATTTAACTACAGGTTGTATCTCTTGGTATGACTGGTTAGACGGAACAAGTTTGACTGATAAAGCAACTGGTGGTGGAACATATGATGCTACAGCAGTTTCTGATGTTTATTTAACACCAACTTATAATGAATTTATTTCTAAAGTTAGAAAGTTTGGAGCAGTAGTTGCAGACACAGCAGGTTACTGTGAAAATAATGGAAGAATGAGTGTCCTATTTATCAATGCAGCATAAAGTTTAATAACTCTGATTTCTATAATAGTTGATGACAGCTCATACTCACGGTGAAAAGGAAATTAAAACAAGTTATATTGAGAATAGTTCTACTTATCCAATAGGATTTCAATTTGATTTAATTCCAGAAAGTTCTAATATTGAAATAAAAGACAGGAAAGGTATAGATGGATAAAACAGATAGATTGCTTAACTCAATGAAAAGTAGAACACAAGAGTTCACACCAATAGCAACAGATATGTTTCTTCCTAACTTATCAGGAGTATCTCATAATAATGAATTAAATAATTATGTTGCAGAAGTAACTGCTGGTTTTAGTGGAAACGTAAATATTACTTCAGGTTATGACAGTATGGATAATATGACTTATGATAATCATATGTTAACAGGAGTAAGATATAAAAAAGGGACAAAAGTAGTAGCAGAAATAACAATTCATTATGATGCAAGTTTCAATGCAGATATAATAACAACTGTAAAAGATGGAAAAACTTATGTTTCCACATTTACTTATACTTATGACGAAAATCTTGATATAAGCTCGGCTGTTAGAGTAGATACACAACTATAATTCTAATTACTACAATAGTAACATTTATATATCAGCAATTACATAGTATATTATGGAAAATACATTAAGAGAAGTAAAATGTTTGAAGTGTGCTTATACTTGGGTAACAAGAAGCAATGAATTAAGAATATGCTGTCCCAAGTGTCATAGAAAAACAAAGGCAATAGAACCTGTATATAAATTGAGGATTACAAACACACTCATTTATAGAAAGTTACTTGAAATGCAGAAGGAGAATGAAGATGAACACACCAGAATTAGAAACTTATTCACAACCAAGAGAACTTAATGAAAAGAATGTAATCTATTGGAGTCCAGAATACAAAGCTTGTATTGGTAGTGTTAGAAGCAAAGCACTTAGATTTCTTAGAGATAAGCTAATTGAAGAAGTAGGAAACCAGTTTTATGTTAGACCTATAGCAGGATATAATAATACAACCTATTTAGTTAATGAATTTGGATGTAATTGCCAAGGTTTTAAAAAGAATGGAAATTGCAGTCATACTTTAGCAGTAGAAATGTATAAATTCATAAAAAATTACAACAGAGAGTTGCAACAATGACCATAGTATATTCCAAAAACAAGCAGACTAAGATGGATATGATAACTAACCTACTTTTAGACCCAGAGTTCAGTGCAGGATTGCCTCCCAAGCTTATTGCCGTCTATACAAAGATACCAGAAAGTAATGTAAGAACACTTGTCAGACAAATGGATAACCTAACTCAACCAGTTAGAGGCATATACCGTGTTGTTGTAAATGGGGGGGACAGGGGGGTATTAGGCAGTAACAATTTACACCTCTGGAATTACCATAATTTGACTCTAACTTATGCAAGTTCTTATACTGGAAATGAAGTAAAAACAACAAAGGAGATAGGAATTTGCAACTTAGTGTTGGGAATATCTACTACAGGAAACTGTTACTGTCAAATGAGCACTGACTATCCAGCCAATCTATCAAGTTTAAGTCTAATTCTTGAAGTATTTAGATTATTTGTAAAAGAATATGAAATAGATATGAATGTTAATGATGTTACTGTAAAAGCAATAGAATTTAATCAAGATTATAAAAATCTAAAATTAGAAGGAGTTAATTGCATCACTGTAAACAAACTAATAGAGCAGTTCAAAGTATATAATAGACCATATGGATTAAGATTAGAACACAAAACAACAGTATCAATACAAGCAAGAGACATAATGGATATGTTAACAAATCAACCTGATACAAGTAAACTGGAGGAAACTATCAAAAGTCAGGATAAGAAGTTAGCACTGTTAGGACAGCAGTTGAACTATCTTATTCAAAAGATGGGTCAGTTACAATCGTAAGTTTTATTAAGATACTTTACTTTTAAAATCAGTATGATTTTAACATTTAATTAATAAAGTTACTATTGTAACCGTTCGGTATACCGAATAACTCACCTATCAATTACACTTACACACTACAAATACTATATTAAAGCAATTTAGCCACTACATAAGGCTATATATGTATTTTATATATATTATCTACAGTTATCTACAAATACTAACTCGCGAATGTGGATTAATTTTGAAATATATATGGT